CATCGAGGATCACAGTGTTCTGTTCCATGGTCGGCGGCTCCGCGTCAAATCTGGTGTAACGGTAGAACAGCCGCCCGGTCTTTTCATCCCGCTCCACACTCATGCGGTTCGGCATCAGCGGATACAGCGCCACGACCTCGCCTCGTCCGTTGCGCAGAATTTGTGCGTAGGCATTGCCGTAGAGCAGCAGGTGGGCCATCAGGGTCTCCCGCAGCGTGTAGCTGCTCATCTCCGGATTGGGCTCATCATGGAGCAGGAAGAACAGCGGATGATCCTCCGCTTTCTCCTGGTTGCCGTTTTCGCCGCGTTTATACACATGCAGTGGCAGACTGGCGATTGACTCGCTGAGGACGCGCACACAGGCATACACAGCGGCCATCTGCATAGCGGTGCTTTCCGTCACCGGCTTTCCTGCTGTGCTTTGCCCGAAGAAGAAGCGCGGCCCTGTTCCGGCGGCGCGGTCGCTGACCTTGCCTTTGAAAAGACTCTGAAAAATAGCCATTATTCTCCTTTCTGCCGCCGTCTGCATACTTGACAGCGGCTATATAATGGAATCAGATAAAAAGCAACCCGCGATGCTCATATACCGATTCGGTACTTGCGGTATTGCGGATTGCGCGGTCTAAAGCCATGACCAGAGCAACCGCCAGATCGACCTTTTCCGTCACACGGCTTTTGTCTATTTTGATGTTCCCAGCGGGATCGGTTCGGATGACCACGTTATCCATGCACCAGCGCAGCACCGGGTGACCGCCGTGGGCGAGTTTGCCTTCCAGCGTCATCTTCATCAGTTCCTTCGTAGGCGGGGACATGGACGCAAACCCCTGACGGAACGGCACAACGGTCATTCCTTCATCCGCCAGGCGGTTCACCAGCATCTGACTGTTCCACGGGTCGAAGGCAAGCTCTTTGATCCCGTACTTATCCGCCAGCGCATAGATTTTGTCCTCTATCGCTTCATAGTCCACGACGTTACCGTCAGTCGCCAGAATGTATCCCTGCTTCTTCCAGAGGTCGTAGTTCACATGGTCGCGGCGGGAGCGCTGCGCTATCGTTTCCTCCGGCACCCAGGCGAACGACAGTATGCTGTACCTGTCATCGTCCCCATAAGGCGGGAAGACAAGCACCAGTGCGGTTAAGTCCTGCGTAGAGGATAAGTCCAGCCCGGCATAACAGGGACGGCCGCGCAGCGCATCCGCATCAACAGGGGCATTACAGGCATCCCATTTGTCCATGGGCATCCAGCGCACCGCCTGTTTCGTCCAGATATTCAGCCGCAGAGTCTTGAACACATTCTCTTCTGACGGATTCTGCATCGCGGACTCGCAGGCTTCCCGGATAGAAGATTCCTGGAATGTGACGCCCATGGAGGGATTCGCTTTTCTCCACACTTCCGGGTCTGTCCAGTCGTCCTCCGGGTCGGCGGCATATACGACCGGGTAGATGGTCGGGTCGGTCTTCCTGCCGTCAATGATATCCTTTGCCTTCTGGAACAGTTCATATCCGATGGAGTGGATGTTGTCACCCGCCGTAGAGATAATGAACTGAAGCGGCTGCCTTCGCGCATCGCCGCTGCCCTTGGTCAGGACATTGTACAGGTCGGGATTCTTCTGCACATGGATCTCGTCAACGATTACGCCATGCGCGGAAACACCGTGGGCACGGTCAGCATCAGAGGAGAGTACCTGATAGAAGCTGTTGGTCGGCAGGAATACAATCCGTTTCCGGCTGTCCAGAATCTTGCACCGCTTCTTCAGCGCCGGAGAAAGCCGGATCATATCTGCGGCGACGTTAAACACAAGTGATGCCATCTGCCTGTCTGCCGCCGCGCCGTAGATCTCCGCCCGCTGCTCATGATCGGCACAGAGAAGATACAGCGCAATTGCGGCGGCAAGCTCACTCTTCCCAGCTTTCTTGGGTATGAAGGTTATACACTGCTTAAACTGCCGTGTACCATCTTCCTTTACGATGCCGAAGAGATCACGGATGATTCTGTCCTGCCAATCCAGCAGCTTGAAGGGTTTGTCATAAAATGCGCCTTTCGTGTGTTTCAGTGATTCGATGAAGAGCACCGCGCGGTCTGCTTTTTCCTTGTCATAATGACTGGTCGGCAGCATGAACCGTGTTGGCTCATATGCCTGTGCAGTCTGTTTTTGCTCCATAACGGGTCATGCCCCCTTCCTTTGGTACATATCTTTTCTCAAGCGGACATGGATTACAGGTTCAGAAGCCGTTCCATCATATCGTCCTGCGGATTGCCCGTGACAGGCTCCCGGCAGTTCTCGGACACTATGCTGAATATCTGCTGGAACAGGATATTTGCCTGTTTCAGATAGCCCTGCGCCATCGTCACGAACGGACTGGTGATTGCCGCGCCCGTTGTCGGATGCTTGGAGAGAAATCCCATCTCATTATTAATTCGCTCAAGCTGAATCCAGCGGGCCATAGCCATGCTGTACTGCTCCAGAAGGTGCGGGCTGATGAGATGCGCACAGTTGCGCTCCCGAAGCCATGAAACCATCTGATCCCAGATTTCCTTGCCGTAGAGATCGCCGATGCGCTGTTCCTCAGAGAGGAATTCTTTGACCCCCTCAACCTCAGCGCCGTCCAAGTTATCCGACTCAGGCATTGACAGCGCGATTGCCTTCTGGCCTTCCTGGATTTTCTCTGCCAGCGGCTTTTTCTTTCTTCCTGAGCCAGGTCTTGCTCCGCCGCGGTTGGTTCCGTCTTTCGCCATGAATACTCCTTTCTGCCAGCACCGGGCTGGCGGATTTAGGCTCCGCCGATTTCGGTGGGACCATGATTTTTAACCGCCAACGCTGGCGGATGGGATGTTTGATTTCTTTGATTTCGTTTGATTTCCAGAAGCCTTTTCAAACAAACAGGGCATTCCGGATACAATGGGATCACTCCCAAAATGTATCCGAAATGCCCTGTTTACAAGGCTGTCCAGCTTTCTCCGTCTCTGAAAAGGCCCTGCCGCGTCGAGGCTATTCCCTTGTTTGGTATAATAATGCTGCATGATTTCGGGGACGCCGGTCTTCTAGCGGTTGTGGCGGAGGATTTGACCTCCCCCTGGGGTCAGAATCAAACGGTTTTCAAACACAATCAAACAGGCCTTTGGCTTGCTGCTTAGCCGCGCTGATCACTTTCCTGTCCAGTTCATTCTCGGGCACTTGGCTCAGTGTCCCATAGAACACATCCGTGCCCTCGTGCCCGATCTGTGGGAAGTCCCTGAACAGCTGGTCATCTGCTTTACACTTGATCTCATCAATTCTGTTCAACAGAATCACAAGCCTATCAACATCCTTCGCTGGAAGAACCTTCGACATAGCCACGGCTGCCTTTGCTCCGATATCAGAGAGCAGACGCGCATAGGCTCCGGCTTCCACATAGGCTTCCATCGTGCGCTCGTTTTTGTTAAGCATAGCGTTTCCTCGCTTTCTCCGTACAATGCCCGGCGGCATAATAAAAAACTCTCCCGGTTTTCGGGAGAGCCTGCCCAACATAAAGCATAGAAGCATCCGTTATTTTTGTTTGCTATCTTCGGTCGACGTTATGGTCATCAGGACTTGCAGTGGATAATCAGGATCTGCCAGCATTCTGTCCGCATCTGTCCACTCTGTAGGACTTCCGCTTTTTACAGGCTTCATCATTGCTTTGGATACCACTGCCTTACGAAATTCCTTTGCGGCTGGCAATCTGCATGCAAGGAGCAGGCTGATTAGTCCGGATGTATTGATAAACGGAATCAGCTTGTCTTTGTTCTTGGAAAATTGGACAAGCCTTTGATCCTCAATCTCAACATATTCTTTAAGTGTACGCTCGGTGCTCAGGAAATGGAGAGCAAAGGCCACATGTTCCGCCATATACCACCACTCCTGGTCTAATTCGAGGCAGAACAGTTTGATATCACCCAGTGAAATCATTTTCGTCTTCGGTACATCAGGTTTGTTATCATTGCCTTCCGGCCTTGATTCTTCCGTCCTGATTCCCTTTCTGTATGCCATCTGTTTACAGGCTTTCGAGCAGTATTTAGCATCACGCCTTGCAGCCGTGAATTCTTTACCGCACACTGGGCAGGTTTTGTCGCGGTGTTTTCTGTTCCGCTCTGTACTAACCTTTGTTCCCGCCATTGAAGCACAATAATCACAGCAATATTTCAGGCCAAGATTATATGATCTGATATCGGTGTACATCTCTTTTCCGCAGAAGGCACAGTGCATTTTAACAATAGCGCATTTTCTGTCATTAAGATGATATGGACTGTGTGCCACAGCTTCCGGCTGTCCATTCTTCTGCTCTGACCATTCATATTTGCTGTTTTCTTCAAATTTCCTCTTCAGTTCTTCCTGATGATCCTTATCGTATCTTTGCCAGGACATTGTGTCTCCCTTCCTGTTACGTATAAACCTTACGCTTAATTCAGCATAAGTTCTATGCGAAACGTAGATTATGTTACCGATATACCTCATGGAAATTTTACCATAAAGCTATCTGTCACATTATTTGATGTTACTGATAAGAAGATACTGTTTTCAGACCCATCTAAACCGTAACGCTTTTATGTTATATCTTTTCTGCGGCTGCGTCAACAGTACTTTTCAGCGGTATAATCGAAAGGCTTTATTTTCCCTTCCTACTATATAGGCAAAGAAAATCTGTCCGATTCGCAGCTTTTTCAATTTTTTTCAGC